CAGCCAACGCCGCAGCGGCGAAATGGTCGCGGTCAGTCATTGGTCACATCCTCTTGCGTTGCAGCCGTGAAAGTACAGGACAGGTTTTTGTCGGCAAGCGCCTTTGGGTATCCGTTTTTGACGAGCCACTCCTTCATCGGGCCATCAACGTCTGGGTGGTAGAGTCGCGGGAACCCGTACCTCCAGCCGCTCGGAGGGTCAACCCAATAGGGCTTGCCCATCCATGCGGGCGTGGGCGATGGCTGCGGAACCGCTTCGCTGGCGGCCTTCTTGGAGAACAGTTCCGGCATCTTGTCGGCGGCGATGCTCATATCCCAGGCCGTCGGGTAATGCTTGAGCATGGCGCGGGCCTCCCGTCGCACGGCTCTCGGTATTCGCTTGATCCCGGTCGGCCCATACGGGCTGGCGAGGTTCAGCAGAAACTCCCGAACGCTCATCACGGCTTGGCTGCGCTGGTACGGAAGCGTCATGGTTTTTCTCGCAAAAACTCTGCCTGTTTGGGGGTGCCCATCACGGCACTCACATAGCCGGCGACCATCAGGCCGGCGGCAAGAGCGAACGCCAACACCAATGCCACTAACTTCGGTGTCCTGTTCATGGCCAGCTCGGGTACAGCAGTACGCCGCACCGCGTCTCCGCATCCAGGACCTCCACCGCGGAGGTTCTCGGGAACGTCTTAGCCACCAGGTCGCAGATGGCATCGAAGGGCATGCGAGACAGCAGCTCGGCATGCTCGTCGCAGTACATCTGCAGAGCGGCGTGATCCCTGGCGAAACCAGGGTCCCCCTCGCCGCAGTCAATCCACGCCCGCAGGCTGAACCGCGGCGTGTTTACGGCCACCATGTTCTCTCTAATCGTCATCGCGGACCTCCTTGCTGTCCCTGACAACCAACTCCTCTCCGGGGACATATCCCCAGGAATCAACCAGGATCTTGCGGAGCCTTTCGGCCTCTGCCTCTAGGCGTCGGATCGCACTTGTCAGGCGGCTGTTCCGCTGCTCGGAAGCCGCCAGTTTCTCCTTCCACCCACCGCAGGGATTCGGCCGGGAACAGGAGCCCGCACAGCTGGTCGGCGTGCCGCAGGAAGCTGCTTGGGGCCGTGAGCATGGGGACGCTGTACCCACGCATGGAGTCCCACTGGGTTTGCTCTGTCCAGGACTCGTCCCTGTCCAGGCTGCACAGCCAGACCCAGGCTCCGGTTTTCTGGCTGATGTAGATCCAGGCAAAGGGTGTTGTTCCACGGCTCAATCCATTCAGGTCATCGACAAACACAGTCGGATACGGGAAATCAGCCGGGCCTGTGAACGACAGACTTCTGACCTTGATCTCCAGCTGCACGGCCGCGACCGCGTCCGGAGTTGGGCAGAAGTCCTTTTGCGGATTGTGGTCTGGCATTACGAGCTTCACGCCGTGTGCCATAGCGAGCCCATGGTCGCGCTGCGTCTCCACCCATGCCCGCTCCGCTTTGTGCGCAGTCTTTAAGACGCTCAGAAAGTGGCCTTTGGTCCAGCCCATTGCCCCTCCATGTCCTACGAACTTCCGCTGCTCTGGAGGCCATCTCGTCAGGATGCACATCCTCTTCAGCCAGGTCCTCCCACAGCTCCGTGCTGAGGGGCTCGGAGTGGCGAATGGCCGCAGCCATTCGTTCACACTCCTGAACAACATCGACGGTGCAAGAGAACGCCTTGGCGATCTCAGCGTGGGTACGATCCGGGTACCCCAGCGACAAAACGATGAGCCGCTTGTTCGACGGCAGCCCGTGCCGCCGCAGCAACATCGTCATGCGCTTGCCCACCTCCTCGCTCAGCTCCAGGTCGCCCCACACTTGCCGCGGCTGCTCCCTGTTGATCAGCACCCTCCTGTGCAGGGCCGGCGCGACGGCCAGCGGTACACCAGCCGAACCAACCCTTAACTCGTTCCCACCAAGTTTTTCTTGCGGCATGATCCTTCTCCTCCTCTTCCTCCGGGCTCCACGGAAACGCCTCAGCCAGCCGAAACAACGCTCCGATCTCTTCCTGGGTCGCAGTTAAGAGAACGTCGCCGGGCCTTCTCTCTGGCAAAGAATCCCTTCTGCCATCCGGCAATGGCTCTGTTTTTGAGGGCCCATTCGATGTAGTCATCGTCCACCTCTCCCATCGTTCGACCGGCGTACCGCCCACGCAGCGGCACCCGGTACTCCGAGATGTCCTTCTTCCGGCCGTCCAGCGAGATGTCGCGGCCGTGAACCTTGCCGCCGGCCTGGCCCTGCATGGCCTTCAGCCCGGCTTCGATCAGCTTCGCCTTGCGGACGTCATCCGCGGCCTGGGCCAGCAGGTCGCCCGGGTCTTCGCAGTCAGCGTCCTCGTCCGCCGCCCGCCGCCTGGCCGCCTCCAGAACGTCCTTCGGCGTGCCCTCGTCAGCGAACATGTCCACGCTAGTGCGGAGCGAGTGGTTCTCCACGGAATCCGTAACGTCAACGATCTTGAACCAGGGCTTCTCACTGGCAGCGATGGCCGCAATGCGGGCCTCGGGCGCGTTCTCGCAGCCGTCCACCACCCCAGGCAGCGGGCGAGTGGCCCGGCCCCAGATCTGCATGGCCAGCGTCCGGCTCTTCGTCGGCCTGAACATGAAGATCGTCTGCGTCAATGGGGCATCGAACCCCATGGTGGCGATCTGGCAGTTGCACAGCAGGTCGATCTCGCCGGCACGGTAGCGGTTGATCACCAGGTTCCGCTCGTCCTGGCTCTGCAGGTATTCGTTGCCGGCAATCCACGCTGCACGTATCCCGTAGTTCCTCTCAGCCATCTCAGCGAGAGCGCGGGCGCTGGCTACGCCCGGGAGGAAGGCTATCGCCGCGCCAACGCGCTCCCGCTGGATGGTGAGACAGAACTGGTGGAGCCTGGAGCTGACGCCGATCACCATCTCCAGGTCCGATGCGGAGTAGTCGCCGCCCGTGACCTTCACCTTGCTCAGGTCCAGGTCGGTGCAGGCGACGATCCGGGCTCGGGGGGGCACGCACCAGCCATCCCGAATGCCCTGCAGCAGCCCGTAGTCAAAGGCCACATGCTCATAGAACTTCAGCAGCGGCTTGCCGTCCATGCGAAACGGAGTGGCAGTGAACCCGATGACGATGGCCCCGTGATCAATGAACTCCTGGAGCATGGCCAGGAACGGCTCGGAGAACTGCGTGTGGGCTTCGTCTACGATCACCAGCCGCACGCCCAGGAGCCGCTTATATCGCTTCTCCTTGCCGGCCAGGAGCGTGTTCCGGCACGCCACCGTGACGCGGCTTCCGGATGACCATGAGCCGGCCATCTCCACGCCCGCGTATTCCTCGGTGATCCGGTCGGCAGTGTCTGCCGCCTGCCAGACCAGCTCCCGCATCGGAGCGATGATCAAGATCCGGCTGTTGCACAGCATCTTGGCGAGCAGCGAGAAGATCACAGTCTTCCCGGCACCCGTGAACAGGACGCACAGGATGGCCCTGAACCCCTTGGCCGTCGCGTCCAGAATCGCATCGCAGCACTGCTGCTGGTAATCCCTTGCCTGCATGTTTCCTCCTCCTGCGGCGTGGGCCTCGGGGCGGCGTCATGCCTGCCCCGGGCCCGAATCCGTTTTTCGCCGTCCGCCTTCCTGGCGAACCCATCCATGAGTGCCTTCCTAGAACGGAGACGCAGCCTCCGCCTTCTCCCGTGATCCCAGCAGCGTCAGCTCGCGGACGTCCAAGCCCCACGCCTGTCGCTTCTGACCGTCCTTCTCATACTCCCGGCACTTCAGCTGGCCGGTCACCGCCACCTGCTTGCCTCGGGTCAGGTACTCAGCCACCTTCCCGGGACGCCACAGGTCGCAGTTGAGAAACAACACCTCGCCGTCCTTGCGGCCGTTGACCGCGATGGCAAACGCGGCGACTTCGTTCTCGCCCACCTCACGGACCTCGGCATCCCGCGTCAGGTTGCCGGTAAAAGAGCAGCTATTCAGACTGGCCATTAAGCACCTCCAAACTTGGTATTCACGTACTCCGAAACACGGTCGTAGACCGACTGGTCGCAGACCTTCTCGCTCACTCTCAGCCGGACGAGGTCCAGGATGGGCTTCGCAGCGTCCATGTCCTTCGCCTTGTCGATCTCCTTGCGGGCCTTGGCTTCGATCTCCATGCCGCGGCTCAGCTTCTGCGGGCTCTCGGCCTTGTGCCGCGTCGCCGGCTGGGCCTTCTGGGCGTCGTCGTCGTCCTCGGCCCACGCACCGACCAGCCCCAGGAGCAGGTACTTCTTGGCGTAGGTGTAGGCCGAACCCAGGCTCTGCATGTCCTGGCGGACGTTGCCTTCCTTGTCCGTCCCCAGGTAGACCGGGCACAGGCTGGTCACGTACTCGCCGCTGCTGTGCCGCAGCGTGCCGACGGCGATCCACTCGCCGCCCACTCGCGTCAGGCAGACCTGCGGCAGGATGAACCCGGCCTCATTCAGCGGCTCACGCAGGGCCTCGCAGATGTCGGAGTACCGCATGTACTTGTACCGACCGAAAGTGTTGTTCCCGCCCTTGTCGATGGCAGGGAACTTCGACTGCGCCTTCACCAGGGCAGTCACCAACTTCGTCGTCTCGGGGCTGCTTGTGAGCCCCGGCAGTCCATGGTCAACCATCATTCCTCTCCTCCTCTAAAGAACGCTGGAAACTCCAGCTCACACTCCTCGTCGTCCTCCGGGCTGCTGTAGACGCCCAGCTCGCGTCGCAGCCGAATCTGATCCAGGGTCACGCGGATCTGGTCGCGGGCCCGCTCCACCAATTCCTCGGGGATCGTCCGCACACGCACCGCATGCGGCCGGGTGGTCTGAGCAAAGACGAACTTCAGTTGGTGGTGCCCCCAGCCGCATGCCATGGCGGCGTCCACATACCAGGCCGCCTGCCAGATGTAGCCGTACGAATCGCAGCTACGCCACAGCTGAGCCCAGTCGCTACTGGTGGTCTTGAAGTCCCACAGGTAGCCAGCCGTCACCCCGTCTACGAGGCACTTCCGCTTGTGCCCGTGGGAGTCCACGTGCCGGAGCGCCGCTTGCATGTCGGTGGTGGCCGCCAGGATCTCGCTGGCTGTGGGGTGCCGCGTAACATTCCTGACAATCCGCTGGAGACGCCACCAGTCGGGCCCGCTGAGGACGGTCTTGTCGGCGTTGTCGGCCACCCAGTCGGTGTACGCCTTTCCACGCCTCGCCCCGTTGGAAAGAACCTCCTCCGGAACCACTGCAAAATGGTCCGCCAGAGCCACCCCCGCCACCACCATGGGGATCGCCCGGTCAACCACCGTCCCGAACTCCGTGCCGGCGTTGCCGGAGAACAGCTGTTCACCATGATCAAGCGCCTCCTGGGCTAGAGCCCCGCCCTTGTAGACGGCGTGGGCGTAGGATCGCGTGAAGTGTCCGTCGTCTCGGCGGTAGGCCGCGTCGATTTCCGCCTGGTCCAGAAGAGCCAGGCCGGTTTCTCGCTGCGTGATGCAGCCGGGCGTATAACTACCTGTGGCTGTGTCCACTACGGGCCTCCCTCAGTAAGACCGAAGCCTTCTGAGGAAGACCGATGACCAGCATGGTCACGGCTGCCGCCACGCAAGTGGCGGCCATGGCAAGAGAGAGGGAGCAGCTAGACAACTGAGCTAGTTGCCCGCTCCCCTTGCCAGTCCTGAAAAAGGCTGCAATGTGGGGGTACATGATGTTACTCAAAGATTTTGCGAAACGCTACGCCAACCGGGTTGGTGCTTCTCCCGGCTATTTGGAGCAGCTTTTGGTCTTCACCAAGCGCCTGGACTGGGAGGTTGAAAAGGTCACCGCGGAGCAGGTGGACGAGTACCTCTCCCGTGCCCTGACCAACCTTGCGCCCCAGACAGTCGCCAATCACCGCAGACTCCTCACAACCCTCATGCGCGAGGCGAAGCGGCTGGGCCTGAACACGTGTATATCCGATGGCTTTCGCCGCGTCAAGGTGCCTAGGCCGGTGCCCAGGGCGCTGTCGCGGGCTGAGATCCGCCTGGCTGTGGAAGCTGCTCGGCAGACGCCTGGTCATTTCCGTGACCTCAAGAAGTCCGACTTCCTTGTCGCCTGGTTCCTGACCGCCTACGCGCTCGGCATGCGTGCGGGCGATCTGGTCGAAATCCGATGGGACCAGGTGCGTGGGCGGAAAATCTATCGGGGTCAAAACAAGACGTCAACTCCCCTCGTCGCGCTTTTTACCGACGAGGCGTTGTCCGCATGTAAGGCCCTCCCGAAGCGCGAACGCATCTTCGGAGACTTCGCTGCATTGAACACCATTCAGCAGTGGGTGCAGGCCTGTATGGAGCGTGCCGGCCTGGATGCGACAACGAAGTACCTGCGTCGCTCAGCCGCCACGTACGCGAAGGTCCAGGGCAAGTCGCCCAAGGCCGTGCTGGGACACTTGACCGATGGCCTGGCCGAACGGCACTACGTTGATCAGCTCCTCTACGAAGAGGAGATGGGCATCAACCAGGAGCCGCTTCCGTCAGTACTGCACACCTAGCACAGCCAGCGGGTCTTCGGCCTGCTTCTTCTTCTCGCGGGCCCGCTTCGCCGCCTCCGATTGCAAGACCCTATACAACAAGTACTGCTTCTGCTCCTGCTCGCTGAGCTGGGCCAGGTCCTCCGGCTTGATGAACAGGTTTTCGTACGTGCTGACGCCCGGCGCCGCATCTAATAGTTGGTTCAGCGTCGTCCGCGCCGCCAGCCGCAGCGTCTTATCCTGGTCAACGTCCTGGAACTTCAGCCCCGTGAGCGTGTTGAAGAGCAGCTTCGCGGCCCGCTCGCTCGGGCTGATTCGCTCGTCGCGGAGCTGACGCATCAGCCCCAGAACGCGGGAGCCGCCAGGGAGGTTGACGCCGATCTGCTCGGCCATCCGGCCATACGGGCCGAAGTACGGGTTCAGCGAGCCAAGGTCATGCTCCAGCATGGAGTACAGATCGCTCAGCTGCCGGCCGCTGTAGAACTGCCGGTTCAGCACGCTCTCCAGCGGACCCTTCAGCAGCGGGTTGCTCTGCCCCAGGATGTTGGAGCCGGTCTTCATCAGCGAATCCGACAGCCGCTGGCCGAACGTGTTGCCTACGCCTGGCGTGAACAGGTTCAGCAGGGACTCATGCGGCAGGTCGATGTTGGTGAGGAACCGCTGCACGCCCGGGGTCTTCACGCCAAAGATGGACGATGCGTCGATAGGGATCGCCGCCGACTGCCGCAGGTACTCCGGCGTGAACTGGTCTTCGCTCGGCTCGCTGCCGCGGTTGACGGCACGGAGCGATTGGCCGGTCATGCCGTACGGGCGATTGACCAGTTCGTCTGCAACGAACGGCGTGATTCCCTTAGTAAAACGGTAGAACGGAAAAATGTTGGTCAGGACGTCGCGCTCAAAGGCCGTAAAGTTTTCCGGCCCGTACAGCACCTGCGTCAGGTCCGTGATGCCCTTGGCCGCAGCCGGGGAGTCGCCCTTGCGGATGCGGTTGATGAACGTGCCGACACGGTTGCCAGCGTCCGTGAACGACGCAGCCCTGTCGCTCAGGTCAAGCAGCGGGTTGGGGTTCGTCCCGCGTTGACGAGTAGCGAATGGGTTGTAGGTCTGCCAGGACCGCCAGTCCTTGTTAAGCAGGTTGCGGAACAGCCCGCCGCTGCCGCCGGGGAACGGGGCTTCGTACTGAAGGTTCGACGCCCCGCGGCCAAGGTCGTCCGCGACCGTGCCCATGCTCAGGCCCTGGCCGCCAGCCTCCTTCAGGAACTTGCGGATGATCTGCTCGTCCGTGAAGTGGTCTGGGTACTGAGCGGTGCCACGGAGGCGGCTGACGATGGCGTCGTAGTTTCCTCCGGCGACCCTGGCTCCAGCGGCCCAGTCCAGCGGGTTGAAGGCATCCCGCGACAAAGACGCGAAGGAGCCTGAGTAGGCGTCGCGGAGGTGTCGGGCCGGGCTTGCGAGGGCCAGCGTCTTGAACGTGTCAGTGAATCGCTTGCCCAGCCCTAGGAGGCCGGTCGCTTCTGCCGGAGCCCGGGAGGTGGAGATCCGCTGGTTGAGCCTGTCGATCAGCTCGCGGCTGAACGAGATGTTGGCGAGGTCATCGACCGAGATGTTCATGCGATTGGCGAGGGCCGCAGCGCCGCCGGCCGCGTCAAACCCAAGCATCCGCATGGCCTCGGCCGCTCCTATGCCGATGCCTCCAGGGACGTCCGCTGCGGCCTGACGCATGAGGTCGCCGGACTGGGCTAGCAATCCACTTTCGTCAGCCAGGACGTTCAGCAGCGTGTTGGCATGAGCCTCCTTGGTGGCCCGATGCATTAGGTGGTTGCGGAGATCGTTGAGCGAGTTGCCGTACTTGGGGATGCCCTGCTCGGCGGCCTGGAGAGGAGTCCGCCGCAGGCTGTCCGCGAGGTCTACGTACAGCTGACGAACACGGGCGTCGCCCGCAGGTGCAGGCAGGTTCTGCCTGGCCCAGTCAAACGGGTTGGAGTAGTTGGTCGCGTTGGCCCTCAGCCAGTTTTCCAGGACGTCTTCCACGCCACCAGTGACAAACGGCTGTGCGTCATTCGGGACGTTGCGCAGGGCCGTCTGCATGGTGTCGTCCTGGGCCATCGCGTCCATGACCCACCGCGGGAACGAGCGGTTGTAGTCCGTCCGCGAGGACATGGCCCCATCGCCCACGCCAGCAATGGCGGTGCCGCGACGGGCCCGCACTTGCTTCGGCAAATAGCCAGGGGCGTACCGCGGCCGGTCGATGTCGGCAGACTGGCGAGGGAAGTATTCGATGCCAGACGGCAGGGCTTCGTATTCCAGCGGGATGCCCAAGTCCCTGGCGCGAGTCAGGCTGTCGTTCAGCTCGGAGCGAGCGAACTGCACCAGGTTCTGGCCGGCAGGGTCCTGGGCGAGAGCGTCCCAGATCGGCTGGTACCGCTGGCGAAGCTCAGCCCCAAGCTGCGTGCTGCGGGGAATGCCACCCGCAGCCTGGCCTTCCATGAACGAGGAGAAGGCCTGGTCGAAGTCGCGGCTGCGAATGTCGATGTTGGCCGGCAGGTCCAGGCCAGCATCAACGTAGGCATCCACTATGCGCTGGAGCTGGTTCTGCTTGGCGACACGCTCGCCCTCAGTCAGCTCGCGGCCGATCCACTGCCCCTGCTCGTCAGTGAACCCCATCACTCGCGGGTCGAACATGGCCTGGGCGTGGCGGATCGTCGGGCCCAGAACAGGGGCGGCTCGGGCCCAGTCTCCAACGCGGTCGCTGGTGCGTGCGGCCCAGTCGCCTACGCCTTCGCCAAGGAGATCTACGGCCCCATCCATGACGCCCGGGACACTGACCCGGCTCATCCGCGTCAGTGGCTGGGAGAGCTGCTCGGCCGTGCCGCCGTAGGTGTTCCAGTCCCGCAGTGCCCGGGCAGGATCGTCCGCCAGGTCGATGAGCGTCTGCGGCGTGTTGTGCCGGAGGAACTCCGCCGTGCCCACGCCCTGCCGGCGGGCCAGGAGCCCAAGGTCGCCAGTCATCAGGCCAGCCCTCTCAGCAGCCTTGGCCGCCGCTGTCTTCGCCCCCCGGCCAAGCAGGCCGATGCCTATATAGGACAGCGGGTCCAGGACCACCTCGGCAGCCAGGCCGCCGGCAAAGTTGCTCCAGTTGTCCTCCGGGCCCGCCAGGCCGTATTGGCGGGCAAGCTCCCGGCCGGTGACTCTTTGTTCACTATCCTCCCACAGGGCCGATACGGCCTTGCCGGGGCCCTCAGAGAGCAAGCCCCTGACCATGGCCCCTGGGGTGTCCAGGAGCCACCCGAACGCCGACAGGCCGGACGAGCCTGCGTTGGCAAGCTGGCGAAGGAGGGTGGTCTTTTCGTCTTCTGGGAGGAGGTCGGCTACCTGGGGCTTCCGCTTCCGGATGGGTACCAGCCCCAGAATCTCCTCTTCGGTCTGGGGGAATCCCAGATCCAGGTCGTCCTGCAGCCTACGCTGCGGATCGTAGATATCGAAGAGGGGAGAGAGTGCCACTAAAAGCTCGCGAGAAAGCTAGAACGCAGCATCGCCAGGCAAAGCGCCAAACGGCGGCACGGGCGGTGCGGCTGGCCCAGGAGCATCGGCAGCCGCGGCACGGGCCCGCCGCGCATCAATCCAGGCGTCGATCTGGGCTGGCTTGTAGCCAAGGCCCTCCATCTCCTGCCTAAAGTTGTCCTCTCGCCACTGCACAGGCCGCGGCCCGAAGTTGTTCATCCAGTAATTCCACCGCGCTTGCACGTGCCCAGCGCTCCGGCCTGTCCCCATCTCCTCGCCGCGGCGAATAGAAATTGCCGTCTGCTGCTCGGGAGGCAGGGCGTCGATTTGCGCCTCGCGAGCCTCTTGCTGCATTTGCGTGCGGCGGGGGTCCATTCCGGCCAACGCCTCGGCGTTCATCATCCGCATGGCGTTCTGCGCCCCAACAGCGTCAACGGCCAGCGGCGTCGGGCCTCCAGCAAGCATCTGCCGCTGCCAATCGTTCAGACCAGGCAGGGCCTGTGCGCCGACGGCATTTCCGCCGCGGACCATGGCACGGGCACGCCACATGGTTTCGTTCTGCGCACGCTGGGCCTCGCGGTTGGCTGCAATCAGCTCGCGGAGCTGATTGTCGTCGGCGCCGTCGTACTGCGCGTTGCCGACAACACCGGCCTTAACTCGCAACCGCGAGGTGGTCCTGCGAGCCCTGTCGGCTTCGTTCCGTTCGTTGGCTGCGTCGCGAGCGTCGGCGCTCATGCGATACACCCACTCCCCACCGTTTGGCCCCTCAAGGTAGACGGCCTCATAGCCGCGAGCCTCCAGGTCGGGGCGGCGCAGGCCGGGAGGGACGTCCCTGTTTTTGGCGAGCGGCCCTGCCGTTGCGTTGTCCGTGGCGGCATTTGCTGTTCCTGGCTTAAAGCCCGGGGCAGCAGGCAGGCCATCGCTCCCCCTGGGAATGGGCAACTGGTCGCCTATGTCGGCATCCAGCATGTCCTGGGCGAAGGAATGAACGGCCGATGCGTCGTCCGTTCCACGCTCTCTCCCCGGCATGGTGGGGTCATTCGCGTAATCGCCTGGCCCCGGCGTCGGCGCTCGCGGCAGCATGTGGACGCGACCGTTAATGAAAACAGGGGCGTACCCGCCGTGCGTTCCCATGCCAGCCTGACGAGCGTCCTTGTCGGCCTGGCTCGCCTCGGCGTCCGCAATCTCTTCAGGGGACGCACCGGCGTCGATCATCGCCTGACGCTGGGCTGGCGTGAGCGTCGGCCGGTTGTAGTACTCGTCGCGCTCGGCAGTGGAACTGAACGGTCGGCCGCCGCCCCAACGCGACCCAATCCTGGGGTCAGGCTCTGGAGCAACAGTCTGCCGCATGCCACGCTTCGGAACCGTGTCGTACTGCCCGGAACGCGGGTTCCACACACGTTGCGTTCCGGGCTCGTCGCCCGGGAGCGTGTCCACGCTGGTCATGTCGGGCTCTGGCGGAGCGGCAGCGGCACGCGAAGCAGCCCGCTCGGCAGGCATGTTGGCCGCCGACCGCGCGTTGGCGGCGTCGAACTTCTGGGCAATCTCAGCCCGGACCTGCGCGGATCGCCCCGTAGCCCTTGCTACAGCCAGGAGGTGGTCGTCCGTAATTTCGCCGGCTGCGTGCTGCTGTACGGCCTGTTCCCACAGAAGGTCTTGTTCGCTCTTGATAGGCAGCGAAGGTGCGCCAGCGGTGCGGCTAAGCATTGCGTTACTGTGCTACGCACAGGCCCAGTGGTGTCTTGTGTTCAGTGTCTACTGCCAGGCGCCAGACGAGCGCGACGGGAGCGGTCGCACGCCGCGTGCCGCCGGCCGCGGCGAAGCCGGGCGAGGCGGAACCGGAGCCCCCTGCATGGCCCCAGTACGCCGCCGCGGCTGGCCTGTGTGCAGGTCGTACGTGAACTCTGGGTCGCCCAGAGACGCACTGGGATCGCTCAGCGGGAATGCTCCGCTCTCTCGCATGCGGGCCTCAACGTCGGCGTATCGCTGTCGCGACTGCTCGTCTGCCGCCAGCATCGCCTCAAGCTCACCCGCCCCTATTGCCTGCACTGCCCTGTCGTCATCGGCAGCATCCTCCGTGAACGTGATGGTAGGCTCCGGCGAACTCGCGACCTGCCCAGCAACCGGATCGAAGCCGTCGTACAGCTGAGCAACGTCGTATTGCAGATCAAGCGGAACAGGGTCTTCGTCGGGGAGCAAAATGTCCTGCCGCTTCTCCCGCAATAGGTGGTTGACAGACCGAGGCTCAAACGGCCGTGGCATGGAGGCTTCCGCAAGCCACTCCTCGGCGTCACGCCGCTGGCCTTCGTCAACGTACGCCGGCACAGAAACAGGGCCCAGCGAATCCAGGGCGTCCATCTGCTCGCTGGCGGTCCTGGCCCCTTCGGCACGCCGGCGCATGACAGCGGCAACGGCGGCAGCATTGGCAGCGTCGTCCTGCGCCTGCCGCAGCCGTCGATCCTCAATCGCATTCGCAACAACAGAGGTTCCGACAGCAGCAGTGAGGCCACCGGCTGCCAGTCCGCCGGCCATGAGCCCGTCGCCACCGCTCCTTGATGCCGCCGCTGCCGCGTTCCTGTCGCGAATAGCCTGTCCGGCAATGCGGGCAAGGTCGCCGCCGGCATTGCGGAGATTTGCGGTACGCCCCCTGGCGACTTGTTCGTACGCCCGGTCTGCTGCATACATGCGGTCGAACAGCGGCGACCCGAGGCTCATGTCTGGGTCACGCGGGGCACGGTACGCGCGGGTGACGGTTTCCAGGTACGGACGCTCCGCGAGCCGCGCCGCCTCCGTGGCGGCTTCAAACTCGCCCTGTAGGTCCACCAAGTCTCCGGCGAGATCATCTACATGGGCCGCCAGGCCAGGCTCCCAAACACGGCCAGTGGCGAGGTCAACGTGCCGCATGCGCTCGGCATCGACCCGGCGAATCTCGTCAGCCAGGGCAGCCACCCTGGCCGCCGGAGTAGCCGCGTCTGCTGCCGCTGCGCGGCGAGCAAGTCTGGCAAAGAATTGCGGAGTAGACATTAAGCCATCCCCCGCTTCTTGGGCTTCAGCTCTTCCTCTTCCTCCTCGTCGTCGTCCTCAGCCGAGATCGACGCCGGCTTGCCACGCTTCTCTTCGACCAGGTCGGCCAGGTCGTTGCGTTCCTTGTCGGACTTCTCCTGCGTGGCAAGCTGGTCAAGGATGCGTTTCTCCTCGCCCTCGCTTGCTGACAAGAGCTGGGTGACAAGGCGCTTCAGAGCGGTCTTTGTCAGGTCGTCCACGCCGAGGTCCATTCGCGCTGCCATGCAAGTAGGTCCTTAAATCCGTGTCACCGCAGGAGTCCGGCCAGGACGCCCCACGCCGTAGTCATGTTTCCGAACCGCGAATCCCACCGACCCATCCGCTCCTGCTCGGCCAGGCTGTCGTACTGCAACTGCTCGTTGGCGGCGCCGAACCGATACCGCGACTGCATTTCCGCATTGAACAGCGAGTCCGCGTCGCGGGTCTGGGCCGCCTGGCCCTCCGCATTCGCCCTCGCCATGCCGCCGCGGTTCTCGTCCAATGCCCGCTGGCCGGCACCGCGAGAGAGCCCCACGCCAGCGAAGGTTTTCTTCGCCGCCTCCTGGGCCCCCAGGGCCATCTGGTTGTTGGCGACGGCCTGCGTCTGCCGATTGGCAATCCGCGGAGCCGCTCCCCAGAAGCCGTAGCCCATCATTTCAGCAGCCCGCCTAGCGCTTGCAGACCAAACCGGAACTGATTGTCACGCTGCTTCATGGTGTTCATGCCGATCTGGCTCTGCAGCTGGCTCTGCCCGACACGCTGCTGGCTGGCTTGGTTGGCATAGTTGGCTCCGTACTGCCCCCACTGCTGCGCGTTGTTGCGCGCAGCAGTGGCCTGATTCGCCCACTGTGCCCCCATGTAGCCGTAGTTCTGCATCAGCGGACCTCGTCAGCTGTACTTCTTGCCCGGGCCGGCAGGGCTCGCCGGCGCAGGAGCGCCGCCCGAGAACGGGTTCTTCGGCATTGCGTTCTGCATCGCCTGCTGGTGGCCCTGGAAGTTCTGCTGCATCCACGGGTCGTAGCTGCGAGCGTTGCTGTAGGCGTTCTGGACGGCGCCTCCGTAACCGCCCATGACGTCCGGGCGGTTGAACTGCATCGACAGCGGAGACAGGTTCACTCCGCTGAAGCCGACTTGGTTCAGCAGCCCGGAGAGCGCCGGGGCAAGCGAGTTCCACTTGGCCATCTCCATGCGCATGGGCAGCTCGTTGCTGTACATGGAGGCCTGCTGGCCGGCAAGATTGCCGTACAGGCTCATCGACTGGCCGCCCAGCTGGGCCATATTGCCAGCCTGGCTCTGGCCATAGCTGTATTGCGGGTTGTACAGGTTGGCGTACTGGTCGCCATACATTTTGCCGTACGCAATCGGCAACTGCACCATCTGGCCAAGGATATCCTCAATCGCCATGTCAAACTCTCCGTGAAGTTACATCTGATACATCAACGACCAGACATTCTTATTGTCTGGCGACATTCCGCCGAGGAACGCCGCCTTCCCGCCCGACTGCTCCCAGGCGTTCATGCTCGCCTGGTGCTTAGCCTTCCAAGCGTCAGTCTGCCGCTTCTGCTCGGCATCGACCGCCTGCTGCTCTTCCCACTGCTGCCGCATTTGCTCGGCCCGGCTCAACTGCGGGCCCTGCATGGCCTGCCGGATATTGTTGCCGTATGGGTCCATGCCTAGGCCGCCGAAGTACTGCGACAGCGCGTTGTAGGCCATCGGGTACAAGGGCGCAGAGAGCATCCCCTGCGCCTGCGGGTTGAAGAAGTTGAACCCCCCCAGCGCTTGTTGGTACGTCTGCGGCTGTGATCCCTGGAACATAAGGCCTCCAAATTACAGTGTCCGGAAACGGGCAGGGAACGTCAGGAAAGCGTGATTTTGACCGCCCCGCCGACCAGGACTTTGGGGGCCTTGGCGTCCTTGGTGTCCCAGGCCTTCCCCTCCGGGTCCAGCGGCTTCAGGGCAAGTTTGCAATTTTCCTGGTCAAACTCTATGAGGTCAGTCAGAGCGTAGGACTTGCCATCAAAGGCGTATTTGAACTTGCGGGCCTGCCCCTGGCCGAAGTTGTTCAGAACCGCCACCACCGTTGGCGTCAGCAGGACAGTGTCGGTCCCGTCCAGCCCGGCTGCCGAGTAGACCGTCAGGCCGTCGAACGGCACGCGGGCCAGCGGCACGCCTAGGTTGCCCGGCCATCTCACAGGGCCGTTCAGCGAGATCTGAGCGTTGACCGCCACGGCGCCGTTGAGCGTGCATTCCCCGGAAACGGCCAGGCTTGAGCCGGCCCGCAACGGGGAATGACATTCCACGGAGCCAGGGGAAACGCTGAGCGACCCGGCGCACTCAAACTCCCGGCTGACCTCGGCGGTCTTGGACGCCATGTGACCGTACACCGCCAGGTCGCCGCGAGACTGCAAGTCACCGAACGATCCCGCGTCCTCGCAGTACAAGTCGCCGTTGAAAATAGACACGCCGTCCACGCCCAGCGCTCCGCCGCCGGGGCCAAACACCGCCTTGCCCTGATTTGCGTCTGTGTACGTGTCCGGAGCCGACACGTGTAGGGCGAAGTTGTCCTTGCCGCCAGTAACCGGGTGGAAGCCGACGCCCTTTGGCAGGGAAAACTGCGTGCCGCGTGTGTTCTGCTTGGCACCCGCAGACGACGCAACATCCGCAATAGCGGACGCCAGCCTGGACGCCGCACCGGGCTTGATGCCAGCCCCCAAAATGGCCTGCATCAAGTTGTTGTAGGCCTGGCTCACCCAGCACCCTCTACCTGGAGCGTGTGAATGACGGGCTTCTGAACGAGGTATGAGTGCGCGCCGGACAGCCCGATGGCGATGTGCCGCTGCGTCCCGGAGGACCTGTCGTCCAGCCTGCCAGCCAGCGAAAGCTGCGCGAATCCGCTAGTGTTGCGAGACAGATTCAGCTGCGCCAACGTGCTTCCAGATGTGGTGACGAACCCAGTTCCGAGGTCTGTGGCCACGGCAAACGGCTGGGCAGCAGTCGATCCGTTGTAGTAGACCGACGCCTGCAGCCAGTGGCTAGTGCTAGTCGGCGTGTACACAAGGCGAAGCCCCCGCTTTGGGTCATTGTTTAGCGGGAAGTTGCCAGTCTTGAGCGAGTACGAAATGCTGGTTGCGTTGTCAGCGGCTCCGGTATTCAGCTGAAGGATTCCCGAGGACCCTCCGGCGTAATTCTCCGGGCGTCCGTTCTTGTATGCGGTTGCCACGCAGCCCATGTGATTCGCGTACCGCTCCTCCCACCAGGCCTGTGTGACCAGGCTGTAGCACAGCGCGCGTTCTACTGAATAACCTGTGGTCACGGGGTAGTGCAGCCGCACAACTTGCTGGTCGGAGTCCAAACTGACGAAGAAGGCCCCGAACTGCGTGAAGTCCATACGCGGGTCTGTCCAGAACTCCTTCACCGGGTCGGAGAGCGACTTTGTTCCAGACCCGTCAAAGGCGTACATCCCCGTAGAATCCACCGCGTACACTGCCCCCTCATGCAGCACCCAGCAGCGGTCGTTCAGCAGGCCACGCTGAGCAACCTGCTGGGCAGAGGCATTCTCCAGAGGGTTGCCCGTCACCGTCAGCCGCGTGATTGAACGCTGCTGACAGACGTACAGCGAGCCGTCCATCGGGAACATCCCAGTGATCCTGTCGGATTCACGCCCGACGGACTGGATGACAACCTGGTTTGTCGCCGGAACGCTCTCGGGCTCGCCAGCCTCAGAGAAGTACAGCGCATTCGGCTCCGCCCCAGACTCATCGACCGCGTACCAGGCGCGGTCAGCAAACATGCAGACTGAGGACATGACGCTCGGCGGCACGCCAAACCGATAGGCATTCGGATACCCATCGGCCGTGATGATCGGCAGCTCGGCGTACCCGACCCGCGCCGTGTCGGTGAGCGTTGCGTCCGGCATCGAATCGGAAAACGCAGTAGTTCCCGGAGACACCTCAGCGACGCGGTAGAGCGTAATCGCCTGGTCGGCGCTAGTCCGCCACAGCTCCGCCTTGGCTACGCGGTTTGGGCTCCCGTCCGCGAACGTCAGCGAAGACAGATTCCACTGAATGGTGCTGGCGCCGTCGCCGCAGTTCACCGTAAACAGCGGGCACAGGTCGCCTGGCTGCCCGAATGCGTCGATGTACCGCACGCCGCACAGATACCGCCCGGCAAGCCGCGGCGACATGACCGCCGCGGCCGTCGCAGGCGTGTTCTCAAACTCCACGCGCACGCTGCCGTCGTACCCGCTGCCGAAGTTCGTCATCGTCACCGATGTCACGCCGCCAGATGACACAGCAGCCACGGCAGCCGCACCGCCACCGGCGCGACGCAGGCCGCGAGTGAGGAACCGCACCTCCGGCGGGGTCGCGTAGTTGCTGCCGGCGCTGCCGACAGTCACGGAGTCAACGACGGCCACAGATTGGACTACAATGCCTGGCGCGGCGCCAAAAAGCGGAGATGAAACAGTAACGCCGACTGGCCTGGCACGCGCAGCCAGGGCGCTTGTGTACTGGTACTCGCCGCCATCCGTGATCACAATTCCAGACAGTGGTCCAGATGTCGCTCCGGCGGCTACGTTAATAACGCCATACCCCTTAGCGGCGCGGTTTTCCGTAACGCCGCTCGCAGGAAAGAACGTCACCGCTGGCGGCTCTGAGTACATGGCGTAGCTGTACCCAATCTGCACGCCAGTGGCCGTAGCCTCCATGATCGCGGTGGCCGCCGCGCCGCTCGCCTGCCCGCCCGAAAAAACAACCTGCGGAGGCGTGGTGTGCGTCGTTGCGGACGACAGCACCGTGACGCGACCGACCTCGCCGCCAATCAGCTCCGCCTTAGCGCCAGTCACGCCACCGACTGTGACGGTCGGCGGGGCGAAGTAGTTCTGCCCGCCATTAGTGACTTCAACAGATGAAACGTAATAGTACAGAGGAGAGGCTGACGTCGCGGCTGTTACGGCAGGCGCAGCCGTAAGGCCAATCGGGTACACAGTTCCGCCGGCAGTAGACGCGACATACGCGAAGCCGCGCTGCACGCCGTTGACGGCGTAGACCCTCCCGCTGGACGTCGGGAGGATGCTCAGTGGCCGCGTGGCGTTGCAGGTGGCTGCGTATGAGACCTGTGTGAGGCTTGGCATTAGGGCGTGAAGATATAGAAGGCACCGCCAGCCATAACGAACAACCTGTCCTGCGTGCCGCTGCTGTACCGCACTGCAGACACAACCGGCGGTGAGACGGCTGCTGTGATATACCCATTGCGGCCTTCGATCTGACCAGGACGCAGGCATTGCAGATTGACCTGCTCGGCCATCGCCCCGCCAGGGAGGGCGTACGGAGAGGCGGCCGTGATCAGGCCGCTCCACTTTTCGATGTTGATCATCCCTGATCTGGCAAGAGCGGGCTGCGCCAGCCTCCGTCATGGTAGACCCGGTTGCTGCGACCAGAGAGCGGCGCGAGCTGGTCCTGCTCAAACGCCAGCCGAAGGTCCCGCTGGGCCATCTGGAACGCCTTGTCTGGGCTTTGATTGCGGATGCGGGCCAGCCAGTAGTCGCAGTAGGACTCCATCGCCGCCTGCATGTGCGGGGCGATGTCGATAGGGTCGGTGATCAGGTACTTGGTAGAGCCGGCAATCGTTCCGCTGTCCTCTGTCTCTAAGGCCGTGGCAGACGAGCGGCTGGTGATCTTCGACTCCGACACCCACGGCGTCAGCGATTCGATGGGGCCTGGGATATTGGCGGTGTCGCCCACGCGGAGGATGGAGCCAACCATGGCGCCCGAAAACGCCGTGCCCGTACCAGTCACTGAGGTTCCACTGCGGGCGATGGTTCCCTGACGCAGTGCAGCCTCATGCCCGGAATAGCGGATCGGTCGGGCCGTGCGTCGGTAGGTAAAGTCGATGGTTTCCTGGGCAGTTGGCCAGCCCACCAGCTTGATCGCCCAGCCGCTGCCGGCAGGGTCTTTGATGAGAGTCCAGTGGTATGGCTCGCCAGACGAGTTACTCACCCGTTCGATCTTCATCGCCTCATCCGGGGTCACGTACAGGCCGGACCACCAGTTGAACTCGTCGCTGGGCTCGTCCATGTTCCGGAAGTCATCCGGCAGCGGATAGACCGTGCGGAACAGCGTGTAAGACGCACCGGCAGAAACGTCGATGCCGGAGAATTGCGAGTCCAGCGTGACCGCCGTGGCACTGGAGTAGGACGCCAGCGGGTAGGACCTGTCGCCGGTGCGGATCGTCCAGTAGCGGGCGTTGGCTGCCGTCACGCCGGCAGTTGCGAACGAGCCCCCGGACAGCGTCACAGCCCCGGAGGTGATGCCGATAGTGCCGGTAGTGTAGGCCGGGCTGGTGACGATCCGGCCGTGAACGGAGTAGTAGGCCCAATCGCGGATCGTCGTCAGTTCGTTGTACGCCCGGTGGATGGCGGAGCGGATATCCCGCTGCTCGGCGTCCTGGGGGCCACCGAAGGAGGCCGCAATCAGGCTTTCTACCAGGTCAAAGTAGGTCAAGTAGGCCATTTTCTGCGGTCCAGCTGGCGTTAGGCCCTGGGCGGCCTATGAACTATTGCCCAGGAAACGGCCGGCGGGGGCTGTTTCCTACGCCTGCGGTAGCGGGGCCGTGCAGTTCACGGCCGCGCAAACAACCTCTCCAGCCCCGCCTTGATGTCGGGGCCGAGAAGTTCCAGCACGCGGGCTTCGGCCTGCGCCTGCGTGTAGTCCCCAGCCGCGTCGTAGGCTTCTTTCTGCCACAGCATCAGCGGGTACGGACACGGGCGAACTTGCGCCACGCAGGTCTTCCGCATGGCATTGTCGATGATCGTCACATCCAGAGCCGAGAGCGTGATCGGCTTCTGGACTCGCACCTCGCCGTTGGCGCGGGTGATCGTCGGGGGCTGAATGGTAACGGGGGCGGGAAGATTCATGTTACACAACTCCTAAGATAGATGAACCGTTGATGCCTTTGTCGTATTTGAACTCTATGGTTGCCTGCCAACTGAAGGCGTCAGGACGGTGGCCGTTTATTGCCTCCTTCAGGTTGAGCGCGGCGGCCGACAGGGAAAAAATGGCTGCGCTCACACTGCCGACACCGGGGTCGCCGCCACCGGGGTTGTAAAATAATCTTGAATTATCGTTGAACGTAGCAGTCCAGTTAACGCGGCCCATTTGGTACGATTCGTCGTTGAACGTAGCGTTGCCATCGACAGTGCCGTTGTTTACCGACGTCCCGTTGAACGTGCAGTCGCCATAGATGTACGAGTTAAGAAAGGCATCTGAGTCATCATTGAACGTGCAGTTGCCAGTGATGGTGGAGCCGCTGCTGGTAGACGAATTATCGTTGAACGTGCAGAGGCCGGTGATGGAACTTTCGTTGTACGAATAGTCGTTGAACGTACAGTTGCCAGTGATTGAGGAGTAGTAGTACGATATTGAAGATGAGTTGTGCGAACTATCGTTGAACGTACAGTTGCCTGTGATGCGGCCGGAGCCAGTGATCCGGGAGCCATCGTTGAACGTGCAGTCTCCGATGATGTCTGCGCTGCAACCTGCTCCGTAATTGAACGTACAGTTGCCTGTGATGAGTCCTGGATAGTCCCAATTCTCATTTTGGTGCCATGCGTTCGATTCGTTAAACGTGCAGTTTCCGGTGATGGTGCCTACGTTGCTGCTATTGTTGAATATACAGTCTCCAGTGATGTTGCCGGTGGGAGCGTTGTACGCGCCCCCGTTGAAAGTGCAGAGGCCGGTGACCGTGATCGTAATCGCATTGAGCGCCCCACTAAAGAAAGTGGCATTAGCCACAGTCGGCGCGCTGCCACTGTTGCTGCTGATGGCGCTGCGAACCTCAATATCATCAGTGCTGGTCGGCAGCGCTGTGGCTGGGACGCTGTGGGTGTTGGTTTCGGCGTCGTAACTCATCCACCAGTTGCCGAGCGTCTGCCAATCACCGTCTACTGCGCCGTTGAAGTAAAAAGTTGCCATGTCTTAGTACCCCATCACAAAGGCGACCACATCCCACTTATCACGCCCGGCGTGGTAGGTCGCGGCGAGAATGTCCATCTTGTTCGCCGCCGTGCTGAACGGCAGCGGGCTGGTCGCAGAAGACGGGATGACGAACTTGTTGCCCAGCGTCACCGTCCGCGAGCCGGTCGCGTCCTGCCGAATCCGCCAGCGAATTGTTTTGCCGTCCACCGGATTCGTCGGATTGGCGAGCGTGACGTTGCCGGTGAGCGTCACATCGAAAACGTCGCCCGCACTGGCGTCGGTGTTGAGCGTGGCGGCGTAGGTGAGGGAGACGACATGCGGGTTTCGCAGCACATGCGCTGGAACTTTCTTCGTCACTGGCGACCCGGCCGGGTCGTCCACAATGACAAACAGGTCGTCCGGCGTCACCGCTGACGCGGCGGAAAGTTCGCTGATTTTTACGTCTGCCATCAGTTCTGCTCCGTTCTGATCTTGTCGCCCGATTCGGTTGTCAGTTTGTCGCCGGATTCAGTGGTGATGCGAGGCGCGGCCGGTGCGGATGGCTTCGTTGGACGCAGGAGTCGGTGGTTCATGGGCATGCGACTACCCCTTCAGGCTGATGACCAACACAGCAGAAGCGCCGCCCACAAGCACTGGAGCCACGTACGGGAACGAGAAGCAGGCGTCCGGTACGGGGTGGCAGCCAACAGTCACCGCCGTGGTCACCGCCGCGCCGTCGGCAAAGATCGGCCGCACCAGATCCTCGGCCGTAGACCCGGCATGCCAGTTGATCTGCGTGGCACCGCCAGTGCTGGCGATGAATACGCCACCGCCCGCAAACCTGCCAAACGGGAAGCGGGGCGTGGTGGTGGCCGCAGAGCTGGCGGCCGTGATGGTGACCAGCGTCTGGTTGCGTTCGATCTGGATCATTTGCCCTTCCTCTTCAGCGGATGTGCGTGCTTTTCGATGATCATCTGCCGCAGGTCTTCCTTCTTGCGGCCAGGATGTAGGCGGCGGTAACGCCGCATCTCCTCCTGGATAATGCCCTCCGAGAGGACAGCCCGCTTCGGAGCGACGGGGGAGCCTTTGTGGTTGACAATGCCCTCCACCGTGAGGTTCCGCTTCCTGGCGACGCGGACGATATCGGCCGTCGAATCCACCCAGGCCTCCGGGTCGCAGTACGCCCGCTTGTCGGCCAGGCCGGCACAGTACTGCTTGCCGTTAGTGTTGATGCCGGCCGCAGCGGCCTCGCGGATGATGCGCTGGGCCATCTTCTTGGGCATGTCATCGAACTGCTCTTGGTTCAGGCGGCCCTGGTTAAACGCCCTGTCGGTGCCCTTCGTCCCCGGGGCAATCTGCAGGGCGCACATCTCAGCCCATCGCTCGCCATAGGGCAGGGCGGCCTTGTAGGTTTCCACGGCCGCGTGGCCGGCTTCACTGACTTGGAGGGGGATTTTCATTTGGCGGTCCTTGCTGCTCTGGGGGAGGCGACTGCTGGCCAGGCTGTGGTTGCCCTGACTGCTGTTGTCCTGGAGGCGGCCCTGGCGGCGGCGGAGGCGGTGGCGGCACCAAGTACCGCTGGACGTCGATGTCCATCGCCCGGCCCCAGTCCTCCAAGAGGGCGTTGAGGACCTGCGGGTTGCCGGCCTGCATGAGGCCCTGGGCAATCGGCATGAGGACCTGGAGGGCCTGGTTGATCTGCTCCACCTTGGTGCCCTTGTTGGGCTTCCTGGCAGAGCCGGCCTCCACGCGGAAGTCGAACTCCCGCAGCACCTCTTCTGGGCTCATGGCCTGTACGTGCATCTGCCACGCTTGCGCTGCCATGGGCCCCAGGAGCGGGGCAACGTCCTGCGGCTGGATCAGCCACCGTGCCAGCAGGGCCTCTTTCCTGGCCAGCTCAGACAGGGCGTCTTCTAGGGTGTTGGCCATGTCGTCTGGGCGAACGCTGATCTGCTCGGCCTTCACGGCCGCCTCTGCAGCACTCCTGAACTGGTTTCTGGACATGCCGTAGACCAGCTCAGTCAGACCGACACGCCGGTCGAACAGCTCCGTGACAGCCGAAATGATGTTCCACATGTCGGCCGTCACGCCGGGCAGCTGGAACACACTCAGCACATCGTTGACCGTCCGGCCAATGGCCTCAGAGATTTCAACGACGTTGAACCCGGCCTCGCCGCCGTCCAGGATCTTGGCCTTGAGGTTCTCGTCGGCAGCCTTAGCCACACCAATGAGCGTGGTGGACGAGGTGGCGATCTTCGTCGCCATGAACGATACGGCCCAGTTGATGAACCGCAGCTCGCCAATCCCCGGCTTAATGAGCGAAATGGGGTACGAATAACCGGGTTTGCCGTGCCACTGCAGGATCGTACACGGCCAGCCGTTGGGCTCGGCCCAGAACGGGATCGGCCACTGGGCAGCCGCAAACAGGCTCGGCGGCAGGCCGGATTCATCGACCTCCTCCTGAAGCATCTCCGGCGAGATGTTCAGCGGGTGGTCCACGCCCTCACAGACGACGATGTAGCAGTAGTCGCCCAGGGCGTCGAACTTCCCGCGGAGGTCGGCGTCAGCGTCCTTCAGGCGGTCACCGAATCCGGTCTTGGAGTAGATCTCCCAGTAGGTGACCAGGTCGTTGGTCTGGCCGTTCCGCTTCTTGGTCTTGTAGCCCTGCTCGTCCGCCTTGCTGCGGGATGCGTAGCTCTCAGAGTGCCCCTTCAGGTCTTCGACCGACAGGCCGAACCGCTGGGCTACGAACTCCTTCGGGTGCGTGCGGCGACGGGCGAGCCAGAGGATGTCGTTCTGGTCGTCCGCATCCGGGTCCCAGACCACATTGTCGAAGGACTCATAGAACGAACCCGCCATCCGCATCTCAGACCCAGGAGGCTGGTACAGTTCCGTGAACCAGCACCCGGCACCCTTAATCAGGGCCTCGTCCACCACCTTGCGGGACTGGTCCTTCAAGTTCAGCTCATTGGGCGTGTAGTTCAGATAGTCCTCCAAGAGGCGGCTGATCACGCCGCGCTTCTCGGAGGCCATCTGCGTCTGCTGCATGAGCTGCATGTAGAACTGCTGCCCAGGGTCCGGCATCATCACCGGCTGACCGTCGGGACCGATCACAGGCTGGCCGTCCGGCCCCATCTGTGGGATCGGCGGCTGCGGGAAGATCCCCAGCATCTGCGGACTGATGATTGGGTACTGCCGCGGCGTGACATTCCTCACCGGGTTGCGGTGGTGAATGACTGCCCCGAAGAGCCGGACGGCCTCCCAAACGCGGTTGATAGTCATTCGGAAGGCCGGCGCAGCGATGCCCTTTACAAACCCCTTCTCGCCACGCATGTATTCGTTGCGCCACATCCATGCGTTTTCACCGTCGTAGAATTGCATCGCCTCGTCCGCGTCCTGTTGGAACGGGGACTTGTGCTTGATGGCCTGCTCCAGCTTGCTGAGCCAGGACTTTACGATGGGGCGGAGTGGGTTTTGATCGGCCATGTTGGCGTCCTGGGCTACTTCCTATTGCCCTGGACGGCCTTCTCCAGGGCCGAAAGACGCTCCGAAAGCTGGGCAATGCGGGGATCGCGAGGCCGGTGTTCCCACACCCCGAACTCCGCCCAGTGCGGGAAGTCCGCCAGCTTCGGGTCTTCCTTGTGCCGGACGCTGGGCTTGTCCACCCCGCCATACCCGGGAGACAGGGCCCACAGCTCCAGCGTCTCCTTCCCCACCTTGGTGACGAACGCCATGTTGGGCTCGGCACCCTCATGGGAGTAGTACAACACCGTCTCACCGACCGACACCGCAGGAACAGTCCAGCTCATCGCTAACCCTTTCGTTGGGGACCTAGGACCACATAACCTTTGCCGTCATCGCCCAGCCGCTTCTTCTTGTCCGCCAGCCACTTCACGTACCAGGGCTCTGGGCCAGGTCGCGCCGGAGGGCGGTGGTAGGTGGGCTCATAGGCGCAGAGGTACTCCAAGCACTGGCAGGTGTGGATTTCGCCTCTGGCGTTTGGGGCGTCGGTGACGAACGGCCCGTTGGCCGTCTGGATCACCTTCTTCTTGTATCTGCGTAGCTCCCGGAACAGCTCAGGCGTTGCCCCTTCCAGGAACTTCAGCTTCGTACTGCCGTCGCCGCGGATGTGCAGCATCTGCCGCACCAGCCCGGTGCGGGCCTGGATGTCGTCGGAGCCGGCCAGGAACTGGTGCCCCGTCATCTGGGCCCTGACGCCGCGGTCGCGGAGCTGCTCCGAATACAGCTCTGACGGCAGCCGGCCTGAGCCCAGGTCACGCAGGGCACCGCCGTGCATGTCCATGATGAAGGCATAGAAGTGCTGCCCTTCGGTCTTCTTGGCGAACTCCTCGCCAAAGATCAGGGCGTTGCAGTTGCGGATGTACAGCTCGTCGTAGATCAGCAGAAACCGCTCGTCCGGCGGGACGGCCCCGAACACCGCCGCCATCACCGCATGGCCAGGGTCAATCGCCACATACCGCGTCCAGTCGGGCGGCACGCCATCCGGGAGAGCGACCCTGGGAAGGACATGCACCGCCGGGTTAAACGACGGGTACATGAGGATGGAGTCCTGCGTGAACTCGCCCTCGGCACGCATCCGCAGCTCATCCACCCCTAGGGCGGACCACCGGGCGATGTTCTTCTCCTTCTCCTTGGAGTCGATGTGGGCGTTGTCCAGGAAGCGGAGGACGAACTTCTTGATGTTGGCCGGATCGACTCCCAGCTCAGCCTCGCGGTCAGCACGCTCGCACAACCCAAGTAGTGCGTCATTCTTGGAGTGTGGCATTGCAGACCACAGCAGCCGGCCTTTGCGGTCTGCGAGTCTGGCCTGCATTTCCCCCACCCATGCGGGCTGGGGGATGTCCTCGTCAAAGTGAACCAGGTCAGCCGGAAACCCCTGGGGCGGCTCTGATTCGGCGGAGAAGAAGTTGATCTGCCAGCCGTTGGTCAGCGTCACCTTCTGGCAGTAGCCGGCGTTCTTCAGCACCCATGAGGTGTCTACAACGAACCGAGGCGGGATCAGCGGCGGCGCCGGCTTGGCGTCCTTCAGCCTGTCGGCATCGGTCGCCGGCCGGTACGCCCGCCACTCGCCCGTCTCCAGGTCGCGGATGATCTTGAAGGCCCCTGCCTTGAAGAGCATCGGGTACGCCACCAGGCCGATGTGCGGCCAGTTGCGCCCGACTACCACCAGGTTGCCGTCCTTCTCCGGGTACTTCTTGAACGGGTCCTGGCCCGTGGCAGCGCGAGCGTCTTCTACGAAGGTGGAGAGGCTCTTTCCCGACCGATTTCCTCCAAGCACTATCCGCTCGGAGGCCAGGCAGGCGTGCATCTCCTGCTGCGACGCCATGGGTTCGTACAGCTTGAGAGCCTCTATCTTGCGGCTCTTCAGCTCGGCCTGAACCTCTTTCAGCACCTCTAGCGAGTGCGTCGATACGTTTGCCCCTAAGTCCACCGCAGGTTTCGGCGGATCAGGTATCTGGCGAGGGTGCTTCTTCAACCTTCTCCGTAATGGGCAGGACCTGGGCTTCGATCACCGGCAGGCCTCGCATGGCCGCCGCAGCCTCCAGGAGACGCTGCCGCAGTTCATCTTCTAGCTCATCCTCGCTCCACAAGGCCAGCGGCTTCTTGGCCCCGCCGAGGGCCGTGTTGCTCGTCACCAGGCGGACGATGGTGTCAAGCTGCTTGGTGCGAAACGCACCTCCTGGAGGGGAATCGTAGTACTGCTTCAGGAACAGGTTGGCGAACCCGCGGGTGCCGCCCATGTACTCCAGGATCGTCTCCAGCAGCTCACTGGAGTGCGGGATGTTCGCCCCGCCCAGACGAGCCGCCTGGCAGAACGCATCCACGGAGTCGCGTTCGATCTTGTCTAGCCGCTCGTCCTTCCGCTTCTTCCGCCGCTTCCGCTCGTACTCCGCCCGGCAGGTCTTGCAGCGAGAGTGCTTCCGGCCGTCCGACGTTATGTTGTAGGACGAGTCCGGCAGCTCCTTCTTGCAGCCCAGGCAGGTCTTCATAGCACTACGCTAGACTTCGTCGTCGCCTGGACCTGGAGCCACTTGGGCATTTCGATGTCCACCAGCTTCACGGAGCTATCCGCCTTGCTGTCCCAGAAGGCCTTCAGCAGGCCACTCACGCCGCTGGCGTCGATGACCTGCGGCTTCCCGACGCACTTCGGCTTCCAGTGCCCAGCCCAGGCGTCCCAGTTGCAGTAGATCGGGTTGTACCCAAGCTGCTGAGCGCAGGCCATCGACAGGTCCCGCGTCTGAGTGACGTCCTCAGTGGATGACTTGGAGGCGGCGTACTTGTCGGTCCATTCGTAGTAGAACCAGGGCTTGTCGGCCTCCGTGCGGGGCTCAGTGAGCGCGAACGCACGCATGTCGTACATGATCAGCCCGGTCGGCAGTGCAGCACACTCCTGGATGCCGGCCATCTTGTGGGCCGTGTGCCGGTCGTACATCTCCAGCTGGAAGTCAGGGTTCTGATTTTCAGACTGCATGTTCTGCCAGCGGAACACGTACACGCATTCTTGCGGCGGCGGGCCGCAGTACGGAGCCCCAATCACGCACGGCCCCTTGTGATAGTGCTTCACCAGGAAGTCGAAGCTGGTCTGGAACCAGGGCTTGGCGTCCGGCTGCCCGGCGTTGATGTCCGGCTTCATGTCGGAGTCCACCATGATCAACACATCTACGCCGAACTCGCGGGCCATCAAGACGCAGCGGTTGCGGGTCATGGTGATCGGCGTGTCGGCTAGGTTCCAGACGCGGACGTTGCCGATGCGCTCGTCCTTGGAGGCCTCCAGGACGACGGGGATCATCCATTCGCGCACGTCAGGGTGTTCTGACGAGATGCCGCCGTTGCCGCCGTAAGAGAACGTACAGATGCCTAGGTTGAACTTCTGAATCATTGTCACCTCGGGGGATGGTGGACAGATTTACAGCAATTCGCCGTTTGCGGCAAGCAAACTAGACCAGGTGCCTGAAGCCCCACTTGGGCGTCGTAGGAGGCGGCTTCATGGCAGGGGGCGAATTGCCTTGCCCGAAAAGTTGGTGCTGGCCGTAGAGTGGCGGGTTGACCACAGGCGGATTCACTCCCACGGGAGGCCGCAGCGGCGTCCCCTGCGACTGCGGCTGAATCGGCTGCGCCCTTCCTGGCTGAGCGTTTTTCCACTGCTCCTCTGGAGTCTCTTGCGGCTCGTCGTCCGAAGGAGGCGGCGTTACAGGCTCAAACGACAGCGGGGCCGGCTGCGGCATGGAAGGGGCTGCCGGTGGCGCGATGGGCCGGAAGGCGCCCGGATGCTGCATGGGCGGGGCATGCGACACACCGCCCGGATTGCCGGCACCAGCCTGGTTGATGTACTGGGCGTACTGCCGCCCCTCTGGCGTATTCTGCAGCCAGTAATTGTATTGCTCCCAGGTCACGCCAGGCGGCAACATCACCATGCCCATTAGACGTCCTCCCTATCTGTGCCCCAACCAGTGCCGTAAATCATCCGCAGCCGCTCGGCATCGGCCGACGGCAACTCTCCGCGGACCTGGGCAATGAGCTGCCGCAGGTAATCCATGTTCTGGATAGCCGGCCCGTCGTTCATCAGGAACAGGTCCAGTATGTCCATGTAAGCGAAAAGCCTCTGACCCAGTTGCCCAGGTCAGAGGCTCCCCCCTAGCCCCTTGCAGGGCATGTATCAGCTCTTGGTGTTGATGAGAGCCAGAACATTGGTGCCCGTGGTCGCCCCAGCACTGCAGGCCCGGCCAATGACGCCGAGGCCGTTGTTGTTGGCGCCGGCCGTGGAGGCGCTGAGTGGCGAGGGGCCAACCCGACCCGCCGTAGTCGCACCGCTGGTAGCGGCCGTCACGCAGGAGAGCCGGTCACCCACCGCAACCCCCGTGCCGGAGAGCGCCACAGCGACCTCCGTCGGGCCGGCGACGGTCACCCAGAACACATCGTTCACCGCCACGCCAGAAGCGGGCAGATGCTCATCGACCACACCAACCCGCTCCTCGTTCGTCTCGGCAGCGTAGCCATCGACCTCAGAAAACACGGCGGTGCCGGCAGTGAGGCGGAACCGGACAACGCGCTTCGGAAGCAGGGCAGTCGCGGCGGAGTTGCGAACCGCCACGCAGGTCTTCACCCGGTTTGAGCGGATCTTGCCCGTCGCCGGATCAACGTCCGGGAACTGCTTGACAGCGCCCACCCAGCCCGTGCCGTCAGTTGCAGAGCTGACGCCGAGGGTCTGGCCAAGCGAGAACGGAGGATCAACCAACAGACTCATGCGTTACTCCTTAGATCAGGCAAGGGCCTTCCACTTGATGAACGACCGGGGCGACTTGAACTTCAGGTTGCCCAGGGTGGACACCACAAACCTATATGACTGGCTGGTTTCGTCGTAGAACGGTCCCTCACTGTTGAACATCTGCGCCTCCATGTTCAGGAGTTCACAGTTGCCAATCGCGAGGCCGTACGCAGAGCCAGCCGGCACGGCGTACTCGGTGCCCAACTCCACGCCGTCGAACTCCACCGTGGTGAAGCCCAGAGACTTCAGGCCATTCTCCTTGCTGACGACGAACCGCTGCTTGTCCTCATAGGCGTTGAGGAAGTCAACGTACAGCTTGCGGTCCATGACGATCAGGTCGATGGCGTCTTCCTTGGTGTCGTTCCGCTTCGCGAAATGGAGGCCCTCGCGGAGCGCCTTCACGCAATTGGCAGCCCACGTGGTGCTACCGAAGTAGCTGGATGTGGTGTTCACAATCAGCGGCGAGTAGAAGTCAAACTCGCTGTCCGCCTTGCCATTCGGCCACACGCCCTCAAGCTGCGAGCCGCCGTAGAAGCCCAGCTGCGTGCTGAGGCCGGCGTAGGTGTCGGCCGGGAAGCCGAACGGATCAGCCGCGTTGGCCGACCGCTGCGAGCCGTCGCTGACGTTGATCGTTCCGTTGTTGGCGAAGAACGACTCCAGGCCGTGGTACCGCAGCTCGTTGCCGGCGGCGTTGCCGTCGATCCACACTTCCTGCGAGAGGTACTGTTCGATGCTGGTGAGCAGCCGGCTGGACATCTTGCCGGCCACGTTGATCAGGGCGCTGGAGCCCCGGTTTTCCAGCATTTCCTTGCGGAACAGGCTGTCCGTGGCCTGGTAGCCACGGTACTCAAGCTCCGCCTTCTTCCAGAGGTTCTGACGGGCGAACGAGCGAGGCGTCTCACCGTTGTTGCCGCTCGGCTTGTGCAGGCGGTACGACACCTCCCAGTCGAAGCCGCGGCCTGCCATGTTCATGCGGACGTTGCCACGCTGCTCAATGGCAGCAAGCACCATGTACTTCCGCAGCGAGGCAATCTCCTCCTCGCGCAGGTGGTTGACAATCGTCGTTGCAATACTGCGAGCGAAATCGGTGGTCGAAGCCATGTGTTACTCCTAGAGCGCTCCGTCTTTGACCAGTTGTGCCCGAAGGCGTTCCTCAAACGACTGCTTCGGGCGTGGGGCCCGGGGCTCCGTTGCCCCGCCGCTCCTGCTCGGCGCTCTGGTCGCACGCTCGCGCAGGAACTGCATGTTCTGTTGTGCAACAGGCTCAGGCGGCGGAGCGACAGGTGCCTGCGGAGGCATCGGCGGCTGCGCCATCATCTGCTGCATTTGCTGATACCGCAGGTTCAGAAGGTCACGCTCCAGCATCCCAGTGGCGTACTGCCAACGGGCCTGCGGATCTGCGATCCCTGAACGAGCCGCTTGTTCGATGTATGCCTGGATGGCCTGGCCTTCGGGGCTGATGTTCCCCTGGCCGTCGTAGAGCCAATCGGCGTTCTGCTGCTCCAGCCCCTGGACGTAGTTGACCGCCGTGTACTGGCCAAGGCTCTGCTGGACCAGCTCCTGGGCCTTCTGCATCGCCACATCTTCGATGAAGGGCTTTAGGGTCCCTTCAGGATCAGTGACAAACTTCTTGGCGAAGTTGGCGGTGTAGGCCTGGTAATCCCGGATGGCGGCCTGAGCTTCAATCGGAGCGTCTGGCGAGACAACCTCGCGGCCAGTCTCCGGGTCCCTGACGATGTACTGCCGCCAGGTGTCCTTCACCTGCGGCGGGTCCCACCACTTCGGCTTGGCCTGCGGGGCGGGCTGCTGGGCCTGAGCCTGCGACTCACGCCACTTGCGGAACTGGTCGGCGTTGCGAGCGTAGTCGGCCGTGATGGCCTGGTACTGGCGAAGCTGCTGCTGAGCTGCCTGGTAACCCTGGCGGCTCTGGTACAGATCGCGGGCGATGGCGATATCGTCCTGCCCGGAATACTCCGGCAGAGACTTGAACGCATCCCACACGTTCTGCTGTGGCGCGGCTTGCTGCGGCGAGTTGTCAAAGGACTGCGGAGCTGCGGACGCCGTTGTCTCGGGAGCCGGGGACGCTTCCTGGGACTGAACTACTTCGTCTGACATCTCTTTCCTTTCAAGCGGCTAGGGGGTGCCTGTGGAAAGAGTGTCCGCATGGTGCGAACGGCAATCCGATTTTTAGTAATCGATGCCCGGCCTGAGCGGCTTGCCCCACTCGGAGTTGTATGTCATGCCGCGCGCCCTATCGGCGGCCTCCTGCTGCGCCTGCCTGTTGCGGGCCGCCATGAATCGCTCATGCTGCAACCTGACAAGCAGGGCATCCATCTGCATGCGGTACTCTTGCTCCTGGCGGCGAGACTCCCTGGCTTGCGCGACGCGGGAGTCGTTCTCGTCGCCAATCGCACTCATGGCCTGATTGGCCATGCCTTGGAGGTGCGCCGCTTGCTGGTATGGGTTTAACATCTTGCTACTCCCGTGCAGGTTCCTGCTGACTATTGCCCTCCGGCCCCCACTTGCCGACAGGGCACTTCTCGTTCGCCCAGGCGAGCTTGCTGATCATCTTGCTCTCCCGCTTAATCGGGCATCCACAGAGAGTGCATGCGCGGCCGTCAAAGCGGTCGCAGGACTTGCAGATTGAAAAGCGGCGTTCGATCTCCTCCTGGCTCGCGCGAGGCATCCCGGCGGCGACGTGCGCGGCGGCCGAGGCGGCGAAGTTGACCGCCTTGGCTAGCAATCCTGGCGACGCAGACGGTGGCTCGTCGGCCCGCGGACTGCACGGCCGCTCCAGCGTCACGCCGTTCTCTATGTACCGCTCAGTGCATGGCATCAGTTAATGACAGTCCCGCCGTTGTTGGTGATGGCGTTTGCCAGGGCGTAGCCGTTTTTGTCTAGTGTCCCGCCGGCGTTAACAACGATTCCTCCTGTGCCAAATGCCGTCAGGCTCTCTGCCTTCAGCGTGCCACTGTTAATGGTGGTCGTTCCGGTGTAGGTGTTTGCTCCCGACAGCGATACCGTGCCGCTGCCGTCCATGGTCACGCCAGAGGCCCCAGAGACGACGCCGGATATAAGCAAGCTCCCGGTGCCGTCAAAGGTGGCATCATCGTCCAGGGCGACGGCGGCGCTGATCGCGTGGCCGGTGCCGGTGACGGTTACAGCCGGAGAATCGACAAGCCGCAGGATGCCGCCGGATGGGCCGGTGATGTCGCTGCCCAATCCTTGGAGCGTCAGGTCGGAGAGCGGCTGGTCAATGCCGTTTATTGCCATCGTGACCGAGGTTCCAGTGTCGCCAACCGTGACGGGAGTCGTGCGCCAAATGGTTCCGTTACCCGCACCTTGATAATCAAGCACCAGCGCTCCGTAGCGAACGTGAACGCTGGTGGTTGGGACTGGAATCCACCGGTCCAGTATCACAGTTCCGGCATTACCGTTGGAGCCGATAGTGAAATTAAACGCCGGAGTTGTTGCGCCAACCCCAGCAAAGCCTCCGTTTATGTCACACCAAACGTTGTCAAACTCCACCGTTCCGCCGGTCGATGCCTGAAGTGTGACATCGCCACCAAGGAGTACGCTGGCAAAAACGGTATATCTAGGACTCCCGCTTCCATACCCACCCAGAACAGCCACCTGAGATCCGCCCGTCGGTTCAATTAAGACATCGCGAGAAAACGTTTCCGTTGCGAGCAGCGCCGCTGTTCCGGAAGTTGCGTTCGGATCACCCACGCGAGCTTCAGCCCACTCTGTGCCGAGCGGCCCCCAACCAAGGCCATCTGGCACATCGCTAACGATTACCGTACCATCAAGAATCCTTAAGCCTCCCGTGTACCGACTGTTTCCGGTGAGCCACCAGGTCCCAGGGCCGGTCTTTCTGACGCCCAAAGGAACTCCCCATCCTTGGTTAACAATCACGCCCGATATTTCATTCGGGGCGGTGCTAGTTCCAGCGATAGTCAGCCACTCCACGCACGGCGATATCGGTCGGATGTCACCAAAAAAACCGCCGCTGCCGGTAAGTATCAGCGGCCCCTCGCCGTTAGCCTCAATCACACCGTCGCCAGTCAGCAAGACGCTCGCGTTACTGGTGGCTCCTGGGCCGCCATAGGTCATGGTGGTGACGCAGCCATCGACGCACGCGCCAAGGTACACCGTGATGCCGTTGCAGCCGGAGAAATTAAACGACTCTGTGCTTGTCTCCAGCGCTTCGTAGCAGACCTCCACCTCCAGCTTGTGAAATGTACTGCCGCACGGTACTGGCTCTATGTTGAACGTACCAAAGCACAGCAGAAACGTGTGGCTAAACGGGCACCGCCTTTCCGGGGTCGCGGAGGCCCCCTTCAGCGTCCCATGCACCAAAATCGGTGACGTCGTGGTCCCGGTAACCGTCACTCGCACCGTGCCGGCAATCTCTCCGGGCTTGGAAAACGTAAGCCCGGTGCCGCTAGATGTTGCCGTCTCGCAGCACGGCTCGCCAGGCGGACACAAGCAACGGCCGCCAGGCTTACACGGACACGGCCCAGAGGTTGGCGTCAGAAGTTGCCCATTGTTGATAATCCGGCACAGGGAACTCAGGATTGTATTGGTGGTGGACGCCGGCCCGCTAGTGACGCAATCATCTTCCCCGAAGTACCCAGTGCCGCCGTCTTGTATCGTCACCCCAATAATGGACCCGAACGTCGGGCTTCCTGTGTCTTCGTCAATTACCGCAAGCAACACGGCGCCGCTGCCTGTTGCCGGGGGCACAACAGACACACTGCCCACAATCGGCGGCAGTGACGGATCGCCGTTGTCAAGCTCGGCGTACCCGCCACCGGCATTCGTTATTTGCACGGCCGTGATGGCGCCAGTGCCACTGTCGGTGGCGGTCACCCTTGCGGCCGCGTCGTGGCCCCATGGGTACCCCGTGTTGTCGAAGGCCAGCGCAGTGTCCCCAGGGCAGTGCCGGATCGTCCCGTCTTCGACATTTAGGCCAATCACCGTGACAGTGCCTGGCGCCAGCGACCCAGGCGCGTACGCGCCGTCTGGCAACCACACGGCCGTGCAGTTAACCCCTAAGCTGTTTCGCAGCTCTTGAGCTATGTCCTCAAGCGTCTTGCCTGGCCCGCCAGTCGCGATGTATTCGCCGCTGCACCCCGGAATAGTTAATTTC